CATGTAGGTTTGATTCAGGGCAGGTGGGGTTTATCGTATTAGACGAGGGTACTCCAGAGCAGGCATACAAGTGGGCGACATCTGAACTACAGACATACAGCGACTATGCAAACGGCAATGTGTTTGGATTCTTGGTTGAAGAGAATGGTGAGCACATCCATAGTTGCGGTGGATTCTATGGCAGTGACTTCGATGAGAATGGATTGATGTACGAACTCAAAGCATGCTTGGGCGAAGAAGTAGTAACTAAAATTAAACAAGAACTGATATGAAAATCTATGTATTAGCAGGACAGAACGCAATCCGTCACTACCTAGAGGACGACTACAGAATGACGGCAATGTGCATTCTCGGTGGAGAAGGAATGCTTACCGAGGTGGAAAACTTCGAACAAGTACCACAATTAATTAACCAACTGGCAGGATGGTTTGACTTCATGTCTATTAGAGAGATGGACTACAAGCATCTGCAAGTAGAAGTAGAATCACTAAGAACAACACAAAACTAAAAGTGTCGCTGACGACACAAAAAATTATGGAAGATTTAATTTATTGGCAACAAGCAAATCTACGTCCACATGATGCAAGTGGCGTAGACAACCCAAGCGAATGGATGTGGGGCAAAGTTCAAAACATGTACTACCCTGTCGTAAGGACTACCAAATATCCGGTATGCCTGACGTGGCGTAAAGAGGATTTTGGATGCACACACCAAGAGATGGAGCAATTCTTCGATGATTGCTGTGAGCAAATCATAGCAGACATTTTCGATCACTATCACACATGGAAAAATAATAATGGAAATTAGAAGATGGGCTAGGAAGTGCAGCCGATGTAACACCGGCATGTACGAGGGCTATGTGTTTGCTGATGGTGAACACCATGCCTGTTCTGAACAATGTAGAGATGCCATATGCTACAACAAGTACGATGGTATTTCTTGGGACCAATTAGCTAAAGATGAGGACGTGTCGCCATTCTATTGGACGCAATGGCAAGAGCACTTCGATGATATGTATGAGGAGATTGATGGAGAATTTACACAAATCAACCTATGATACTAGAAGCATGACGCAATGGCAAGAGCACTTCGATGATATGTATGAGGAGATTGATGGAGAATTTACACAAATCAACCTATGATACTAGAAGCATTAATCAATGTACACCAATGCACGATTGCGGAAGCAGTCGTAATGGTAAGGTCAATGTGTAGTGACTTGGATCACGGACACGACCCAGAAGAACTTTTATTCACACACGGTTTGGAAGCAGACTATGTGATGGATTTGTTAGACTACTACTCCGACTACATGGACGAGCAAGACCTAAGAATGGAGGAACGTATCTAATTGAAAACTAGATAGTTATAGATTTGGAATTGTCATAGATTTATACTATCTTTGTAGTGTTGTCAGAGAGGGCACGGCATCTTTTGATTTGGTTTTCAGTGCCGTGTCTTCGAAGACACAAGGACGCATCTCTGATGCGGACATGTAAACAAAACAAAAGCAAAAAACAAATGAGAACTGAGGTTATTATCGGTAACACTTTATGTGTTGTGCGTCTTGGAGTTACGTCTAACGACAAGATTGCACCCAAGGGCAAACAGATTATTCAGACGTATCACTACAGTCGGGATCAATTTGAGAATGCTCAATCTAAAACAAGAAGTATGTGTGCCGGTAGGTATATTCGCTTTGGTACATACGGAGAGCCTGTCATGATACCAATTAATCTAGTCAAGAGAATGTGCAACGTAGCATTTAACTGGACAGGGTACACCCACCAATGGAACAAGCCAAGTTACTATGAGTACCGGCAGTTCTTTATGGCATCAACTCATGGTGAAAGCGACACAATGACGGCAGAGATTATGGGATGGCGTGCATTCATGGACGATACAGAGAAGATAAAGCGAGAGGCAATGGTTGGGTGTCCTGCTTCGCAAGAGAGCGGATACAAAAGCGATTGCAGCAAATGCTCATTGTGCTCAGGCACAGAGGGTAAGGGTAACAAATCAGTTTATATATTTAACCACTCATGAACATACAGGAAATATCAGAAGCACTGAAAGCTAAAGGCGTGCAAGTGAACGGCTTGGCATCAGAATTTTTCTCAGAGCCTATCGATGGAGAGGGTCTATGGATCTCAGGCGAAGGTCACCCAACGCTGTTCAACTACTACTCAGAACGATGGTATGATTCCTTCGGTGTAGAACCAAAGTTGAATCAGTTTGTAGAAGATAACGGATGGTACTTCGAATGGTACGATACGGGAACGATGATGTTATGGCCACAATAATTAAATTATGACGATAGAACAATTAGTAAAACAATTAGAGTACGAGGTAAGCAGAGGCTTATCCATCGCAAAAGAACGTAGCCTTTACAAGGAGGCATCATTGGATGTGAAGAACAATATCAAGACAAGCATTGAAAAGCAGGTAGTATGCAGGATATTGCAGGACCGGATGTTCATCAACGATTGCAATGTGGATGAGGTTGACTTCGAGATATCTGATGAGAGCATATCAGAAATGGTAACGTATGCAATGGTAGATAACTTCTCAGTGTTTAATAGAAAATGATAGAGTTAAAGTTTAGATTCATTAACAAGTCAGGTAAGATGATTGTGTCTGATCCCTGCCTCAACAAGGGCATGAAAGATTGCTTGGCGTTTGCACCGGTGAACAAGGGTGTTTGGATTGGGCGTGCTATGCTCAGCGACAACTTGGAGATGCAATCGCTGACGGCAACCCACGAGGACTCACGCATCATGTCTTCTGTAGTGGAAGAGAATGTTATCCACTGCTACAGCGAGCAAATTGGTGTCTTTGACGACACGGATTATCAAAACGATGCAGCAGTCGATGGCAAGCCAAAGCAACAGTTTGAGATTAGACAGGCAGGCGACAAGTGGTATGCACACATGGCTTACCTGACAGAGAATGCCAAGCATGGCGTTGAAGAATACGACTGGGGTATCGTTGGTGAGATACAAGAGGGAGAGCTGATGGTGACCGCACAGAAAAGTATCAATGGTAGATATGTACAATTTGAAATAAAACTATAAGAACATGGCAACATTAATTACACAAGATGGAGAAGTCATCGATGGGTATGACGCTTCAGACTTAAACAAAAAGCAAGGGGCAGTAGGTGGTTTCATCCAATACTTCCGCAACGATCTAGGCATGACGTTCTGCGTCAATGAAGAGGCAGCATTGCTTGGCCTCAGACCAAACATGGTAGCCAGTACGGTAGCCGGTACAATACTACTAGGCAATGTACTGATGATGAAAGAAAGCGAAGTAGAAATGGAAGATAGACAATAAAACCTATGAAAATAATAGTTAAACACAAAAACACGGAAGTTGTCATCGAGGATGGCGAAACAAAAACCGACACTAATTCCAATCTAATCTACTACAATCAAACGTATCTATTAGAATTATTGGACAAGATTTTTAAACACATTAAAGAATTGAACAAATGAGCAACAATAAACAAAGTATGAAACTATACACTAAAGAAGACTTTTTAAAAGCCGCTGAATTTTGCGAAGTGTCAATGATAGATGCGAAATATATAATTGAACGCATTGATGAAGTAAGCGACCCCATCGAACTACCAAGTGATGAGGAGATAAAGTTGGAAACTACGTGTTGAATTAGAAGATGATAAAATATCTTTGGGTGAATATGCAAATAAATATTACCAATTGAAAGAACAAGCCAAAGCAATGCACAAGGAGGAGATAATTGATTTTGCAATGAAATTTATGATGCAAGACAGGCCTATCATATCTTTTTACAATGAAACATTTGGAGGTAACAATGAGAATAATCTTTAGCAGTGCCGCAGATTGGATGTATGAAACTGGTATTAATTACCAAGTGGGTGACGACATTGTGGCTAAAGAACAACCCGAAAAAGTAATCGGTAAATGTACAGGATTTACACACAACAATGAATGTATTTTAATAAATGACAAATGTTGGGGAGGTAAATACTTTTTTATGAAATCAGAGTGGCAGGATGCACAAATACAAGACAAACAACAATGAAAAAATTAATATTAATCGGGATGACTCTGCTGATGGCAGCAGTCGCCCACTCGCAAACATTTGCAGGCGTTCCACTTAGTGGTAACGTAGATGTATTCAGACAAAAGCTAACGACTAAGGGATTTGCTTTCCAGAAAGTAATCACCGGTGGGTACTTGTACAAAGGAAAGATTGCAAACGAAGAGGTAGATTTGTACGTAATGCACACAAACAAAAACAGATACGTCACCAAAGTAGCTGTGTTCTTCCCGGAAAGATATACGTTTGATAGATTGGTGTCTGACTACGAAGAAAAGTTAGCCGTACTCATATCCAAATACGGACCGACAAACGATTGCTTTGATTACTTCAAGAGCCCATACTACGAAGGAGATGGCTACGAAATGCAAGCAGTAAGAACTGACAACTACAGAAGGATGTGCGTATGGACTGAAGGAGATAACGAATTGTTCCCGAAAATAATAGAAATTAGCAGGAGCGGATCCGTGTTAATCATGTACGAGAACACACAGAACATGGACATACTAAACAAAGAGAAAGAAGAACTAATTAAAAACGGATTATGAGCAACAGAAAAATAAATACAGTAGAAGAACGTAAGCAATTCGTTCAAGAAATTATTGATCGGTTATTATATTTGAACCCCGAAGATAGAGAGAAGTTCATCAGCAGTATTCAAAATACTGTACGTAGGTTTAAACCCAGGGTGAACGTGATGCACGAGGGCAACACAAGAATATATAAGTAACCATGAGCAAAGCATATAGACACGTAAGCAAGCAGCTACCAACCGAAGGTATCGCAGTACTAGTAAGCACCATTCACGATGACAAGTTTGTTGCATATTATGATGGCGATGATTGGTTCGACTTCCACACCGAAGAGAACATTCAGAATGTGGAGTGGTGGATGCACATACCCATCGCACCAAACGAATGAAACTCTACACACTTATCAAACGATTCTGGGGCTTCTTCCGTTGGCTTGATCAGCAATGTTTAAACGCAATGCAGTTCAATAAAACAGGGAAGTTCTAAGTGTCGTCAGCGACACAAAAATATTGAACAATAAATAAAGTAATGTAGTATCTTTGTATTACATTTGTACAAACAAAAGCAAAATTATCGGAGAACAAATGAACAAACTAACCTATCAGAATGGGAAGTTTTACCGTGAAGGTAAAGAAGTACCACCGGAGTTCGGCAATCCAGAGCAGATTGCCTTACTGAAAAAGATTCAATCACAGATGGAGAATGGCGTAGAAGCTACCATCTTTATTGAAGACTTCACTGAATTTGAAATCCATTGCAAATTCCAATGCCCTAAATGCTTCATTCCCAACTATCACAAGTCGGAAAGATTTGAAGAATACCATCCCGACAAACAAGACATCAATGATTTCTTGGAAGAGATAGGTTACTGCGACAATTGCGGTGAGGAACTTGAAGTAAAGCAATCAGGCAAAGGATATATAGCCAAAGTAATTAACAACGATGAACAATGAAACACATAGAAGAAGAATTACTAAAAGAAAAGATGCACCCATTCCCCAACAAGAGTGCCATCCAATTCTTGCAGCGAGTATTAGACGGGCAGCAAGTAACTAAGACAGAGTTCGTTCGGTCCATGGTCATCACTCCTGTGGATGATATGCCTAGCCCGAATTTATTTTCAAGCAAATGCATTAACGTAATTAGATATCCTGCTGGATTTAATATACAGATATTAAATAACGGAGAGTATCTATACGAAGTGTTTGATAATCAAGAGGCTGACGAAATGCATACCAAAGTAAAATCCATAGAACTTAAAGATGTTTTAAGTCACATATGGAGAAATGAAGCAGATAAATTATTTAATAAAATCTAATGAAAAAAATATTGTTTAATCAACTATTAGACAGAGTAGTAAAAGCGTTTTCAATGAAGGATCCCAATGCGGTATTCATGAGAACAAAAAGACAGGACATAGTAGACGCAAGACAACTGCTCTACTACCTGTGTAGTGTACGTGGTATATCGCTTGCTGATATACTTAGATTCATGGAAGAGAATGGATTACCAATCAAACATCCGGCTGTCATCAATGGCATCCGCAAAGTGCAAGAGAAAGTAATAAATGACCAAGACTATAAGTTAATCGTAGACAAAATACAGAAGTCGGTTAGCTTCGAACTTGAAACAAAACTTTAATTAAATTATTATATGTCAGAGAAACAAAAATCAGTATTCGAAACATTGAGTGCTATCAATGTGAACGACAAAGCCGAAAAGAAAAACGGCTTAACCTACTTGTCTTGGGCTTGGGCTTGGGGCGAAGTAAAGAAAGTTTACCCCGATGCAACTTATCAAGTTCTTCGTGATCCCAACACAGCGCAGCCGTACTTCTACGATGAGTCACTAGGTTACATGGTGATGACCACCGCCACCATCCAAGGGCAGACGCTTGAGATGTGGTTGCCGGTTATGGATGGAGCCAACAAAGCGATGAAGCAAACCCCATACTCCTACGCCACCCGATATGGCAACAAGGAAGTTGAAGCTGCTACCATGTTCGACATCAACAAGACATTGATGCGTTGCTTGGTTAAGAACTTAGCGATGTTTGGTCTTGGTCATTACATCTTTGCTGGTGAAGACTTGCCAGAATCTGATGAGCCAACACAAAGAACACCGGCTGCACCAATCAATAAGATTCCACCCGTTGCCAAGCCACCGGTAGCTCAGCCCAAAGCAGAGCCGCAAGCTAGTGTCGTTGAAGACACGAAACCACAACTGAAGAAAGGCACTGAGTCATGGGACAAAGTGGTGAAGTGGTTGGGCGAGAACAAGGGTAAGAACATGGACGATATAGAAAAGATTTTGAAGCAACGCTTTTTAATCGCTCCTGCTGCATTAAAAGAACTCAAGTCAATAGTAGATACCAATGGATAGGTTTGAGTTGCTTAAATCGCTTGAAAACGACCAAGAATACTATTCTGGAATCGGTAAACAATTCCTGTCAAACTCTGACATCGGAACTTTACTTGAAAATCCTAGTGCATTTGGTCGCTCAAGAAAGGATGGCAAAGCCTTGGCAGAAGGGCGTTTGTTCCATCAGTTGTTGTTAGAGCCTGACAAGGTAGTTGACTTTCCGGTGTGCGATACATCAACTCGCACCACTAAGGAGTACAAATCTTTCATCCAAGAAAGAGGGATTGAGTTCTGTATGCTGACCAAAGAGGTGGACGATGTGAAGCGTTGGGTGTCAGCCATGCGGCAGAACTTTACGTTCTACGATATGATGTACCAAGATGGATCTCAGTACGAGGTACCTGAAGTTACCGAGATATTGGGGTTGCCATGGAAGGGCAAAGCCGATATCGTAACACCGGAGTACATCATTGACTTGAAGACAAGTTCCGACATCAACAAGTTCAAGTACTCGGCTAGAGCGTACAACTACGACAGCCAGTGTTGGATATACCAACAACTATTCGGTAAGCCTTTGGTATTCTTGGTCGTTGACAAAGAGACCTGCCAACTTGGAATGTTCCAACCATCGGTAGAGTTCTTGGAATACGGAGCCAAGAAAGTGGAGCGAGCTTGCGAGGTTTACAAACGCTACTTCGCCACCGACTCAACCGAAGATATCATCAATCATTTTATTCAAGAAACTTTATAATCAATGTCACAAGAGAAAATTTTTGCAGACGGGTTCTCCTTCAGAAGAAACGAGAATGCCCCAGACTTTGTCGTAGGCAGAGTATCAATCAAAGTCGAAGACGCTATCGCCTTCATGAGGAACAACCAAAAGAACGGATGGGTTAACATATCCATCAAGTACGGCAGAACAGGTAACCCATACTGCGAACTTGATAACTTCGAAGCCAAGGGCATGTCGAAAAATGAGGGAGATATGTTAAAAAATGAGCCAAATATGTTGAAATTGGAGGAAAATATGTCGAAAAATGAGGCACAAAATAACCCATTTTCAGACGATGATGTTCCGTTCTAGACCAATAAACACTGGGACTAAGGGGAGTTCGCTCCCCTTTTTTGTCCCTATCCAATTTCAAATATGATGATTTATTTTCCCTATTCTCTATATATATTTTCTATCTCTCTCTTTTATTTTATTAATTTCATTTCATTTTCATTTTTAACATATTTAACATAATTAAAAGTAAGTAATAGAATATCAATGATTTATCAATTTCAACTTTAACATATTTTCAACATAAAAACACCCATTTAATGTTAAATTCAACATGGAAGTAACAATTTTTCAAAATATCAAGGATACTTCGACCCCATTTCATCGTCATGTGCTGAGCATTTTGTCGAGAGTGAAGGAAGGATCGAGTAAGGATTTGGTCAAGAAGATTCGATCCGAGAAAAACAAGTCAGACAGAAACGAATTAAAGAAGCAACTACCTGCTATCTGTTTCTCTGGTACATTCAACAAGCGTAACGATGAATCGTTGGTAGAGCATAGTGGTTTAATCTGTTTGGACTTCGATGGATACGATAAGCAGAAGACATTGCTTGAGGACAAGGAGACTTTATCCAAGAGTAAGTTTGTCTATTCGGTATTCGTCAGCCCATCGGGCAATGGCCTAAAGGTATTGGTCAAGATACCACCGGATGCTGACAACCACCAAAACTATTTCAATAGTTTGGAGAAGCATTTCAACTCGCCATACTTCGACAAGACATCTAAGAACATATCCAGAGTTTGCTATGAGTCTTACGACCCATTGATTCACATCAACGAGAACTCATCTGTATGGGATAAGATTGAGGAGATAGAGTACAAGGAAGTGACACGCAATGTAGATTCACCCACCATTACCATCACCGATGAGAACAAGATTGTAGATATCTTGGTGAAGTGGTGGACCAAGAAGTTCCCCATGAGTGATGGACAACGCAACAACAACGTATTCATATTGGCTGCGGCACTCAATGACTTTGGTGTAAACAAAAGCCTAGCATCCTATGTGCTAAACCAATATGCTACGCAGGACTTCCCGTTGGCTGAGATACAACGAACGATAGACTCAGCCTATTCTGATAAGGCTAAGTTCGGTTGTAAGGCATACCAAGATGAAGAGCGCATGAATCAGATACGTGCAAAGATTAGGAGGGGTGTGCCAAAAAAGGAGATACGCATCCAACTACAGGACTCCAACTTGGATAGCGATGTAATCGAATCGGTACTTACCAAGATAGAAGAAGAGAATGCCAAGCAAACATTCTGGGTAAAGAACGATAAGGGCGGAGTCAAGATTATCCACATACAATTCAAGCAGTTCTTGGAAGACTCAGGCTTTTATAAGTACTGCCCTGAAGGTGGTAAGAACTATGTGTTCGTTAAGGTGACTAATAACTTAATCGACCATGCATCGGAGAAAGAGATTAAAGACTTTGTGTTGGACCATTTGCTAGAGTTGGATGATATCTCTGTCTATAATTACTTTGCTGATAACACTAGGTTCTTTAAGGAAGAGTTCTTGTCGATGCTATCAACCATTGATATTTACTTCATCGAAGATTCTAAAGACATCGCCTATCTGTACTATAGAAACTGCGCTGTGAAGATTACAAAGAGCGATGTAATTCCCATTGATTACTTAGACCTTGGAGGATACGTATGGAAAGACCACGTTATTGATAGGATATTTAACATCTGTGACGTTCAAGAGAGTTGTTACTACAATCGGTTCATCGAGAACATTTGCGGCCATGACGTGGCTCGTATTGAGTCCATGCAATCAACCATTGGTTTCTTGTTGCACGGCTACAAGAATCTTTCCTATTGCCCGGCAGTGATTTTAAATGACGAGGTAATCAGCGACAACCCAGAGGGTGGTACAGGTAAGGGATTGTTTATGAATGCATTATCACAGATGAAGAAAGTGGTGACCATCGATGGTAAGTCGTTTACCTTTGAGCGATCGTTCGCCTATCAGTTGGTGTCGGCTGACACGCAGATACTAGTGTTTGATGACGTTAAGAAACACTTTGACTTCGAGCGGTTGTTCAGTGTGGTTACTGAGGGTCTGACCCTTGAGAAGAAGAACAAGGACGCTATCAAGATACCATTTGCCAAGTCACCTAAGATTGCAATCACTACCAACTACGCCATCAAGGGAGCCGGTAATTCGTTTGCAAGGCGTAAGTGGGAGCTTGAGTTGCATCAGTATTACAGCAAGGCATACACTCCATTGGATGAGTTTGGCAAACTGATGTTCAGTGATTGGAACGATGATGAGTGGTGCGAGTTCGATAACTATATGGTGGATTGCTTGAAGTCTTACTTGCGTACCGGATTGGTGCAGAGCAAGTTCGTCAACTTAAAGATACGCCAACTATCGGCTGAGACTTGCCATGACTTTATTGAGTGGTGTGGGTTGATAGATAAGAATGAGAACAAAGCTATCGAGTTTAACAAACGATTGAGGCTGAATGATTTGTACTCAGATTTTGTAGACAACTACCCCGACTATGGGCCACGTTCAAAGATGACCGTATCAAGGCAGCGGTTCTTTAAATGGGTGGTAGCCTATGGCGTATTCAAGACAGGGTTCATTCCTGAAGAAGGAAGAGACATGATTGGTAAATGGATAATCATAAGATATAAAGAAGCATCCAATGGTGAATCAGATAGTTAACAGATTATCGGGATATAGCGATGAAGATATGTATCACTACTGCAAGTTGTTGAAGGACACCTTAGAGAGTACCATGATGCATAAAGGCGAGGAGGTTAGAAGATTCTCTACCGATCCACAGACCGAGGAGAAGATAAACAACAGTATAAAGTTTTACTTAGACAAAATGGAAAAAGGAAATATTGAATTTAGAGATTACCAATTACAGATAATAAAGACCGGTACAGAGTGTCTTCAACGACACAGATTCCTGTACTTGGCAATGGAGGTTAGGACCGGTAAGACGCTTACCTCTCTTGGAATATGCAGTAATGTAGGAGCCAAGGAGGTATTGTTTGTAACCAAGAAGAAAGCCATATCGTCCATCGAGATCACTATGTGGATGTGAAGAGCAAGAAGGTGAACAGTGTATTTATAAAGGACTATAGCCATGGTAAGGAATCAATCATCGAAGCAATGAAGCCATACACCATCAGCTACTCGCAGAAGGAAGCAGGATTTGTTAACAACATAAAAGAAGAAATCCTTTATGTTACTTTGAAGCCATCAACCTACAATATGGCTGCTAGATTAAAGAGAGACTTGGTGATTGAGGGAAAGGAGGAAGTGATACTTGCCGACACATCGGTTAAGTTGATGACCAAGCTACACCAAATGTACAGCGGTACGATTAAATTTGAGAGCGGTAAATCAATGATCATCGACACTAGCAAGGCTGAGTTTATCAAGGAGAACTTCGAGGGCTGTAAGATAGGTATCTTCTACAAGTTCAAAGAGGAGTACGAGGCATTGAAGCAGGTGTTCGGTGATGAGCTGACCACGGATTTGGAAGACTTCAATAGCACATGGAAGAACATCGCCTTGCAGATTGTCTCAGGGCGTGAGGGAATATCACTAAAGAAAGCAGAGTACTTGGTGTACTACAACATTGACTTTAGTGCTACCAGTTACTGGCAGAGCAGGGATAGGATGACCACCATGGACAGGAAAGAGAGCGAAGTGTATTGGATCTTTGCAGAGAATGGGATAGAGGACAAGATATACAAAGCAGTAACCGATAAGAAAGATTACACAGTTAAACATTTTGAGAAAGATTTATTCAGCTTATGAGACCGGAGAAACTAAAGAACGTGTATTGGAAATTCCATTTCATTATAAATGTAAACCAATGGTATTACCAAGTATCAGCAAGTAAAAGAATGGACAACGCAGAAAACTATCCAGTAACCGAGAACTCGTTAATGGATTGCATACTTAAATTTAAATCTAAAAAACGTATAAGAATATGAAAGACAAACCTAGAGAGAATCAAGTTGTAACAGACTATTGGTTCGACAAAAGCATGACTCTTAGAAAGTCTATTATCCTGTATAAGCATCAGGATGGTATGGCTACTCCTGTAATGTACCTATCGAAACCAAGATGGATAAGTGACGAAGAGTTTATGGAGTTCTTTAAACGTATGCAAATCTATATAGCACAATGAGTAACAAAAGAATATTTACAACCATCCAAGAACAAAGGCATCACGAAATCAACGAAGCGTTTCAAAACCTTGAAAGCGCATGTAACAAACATGGATTTACGATTGATAAAATAAAAATTGTTAAACAAGAAACCAACAACAAAATGAGCAACAATAAATTATACACCGAAGAGCAATTGAGAGCCTCAATGCTATCAATGAAAACATACATTGAAATGTATGATAAAAGCGTAATTGATAAAATTGTAGAAAATCATATCAAAGCATTGGGAGGTGTAGAACTCCCAACGGATGAGGAGATAAGTGAAGTGGCAATGGTTGTTTATGGGTTTAATGCAAGAGATATAAAAGATGTTTTAGAGTACAAGGCATTTAAACGAGGTGCAAAATATGTAATAAACAAAATCCAAGGAGGTAACCAATGAGAACAATTGAAAAGGAGGAGTACCCAGGTTATATATTCCATGAAGATGGTAAAATGTTTACTAAGAAGTTGAAGAAGTTTATTGATTTCCAGACTCGTAAAGACTATGAATATTATGCCGTTACGATTAGGAACAAGAATGTTAGAATATCAATTACAGAAATAAAAAGTTGGTTTAAAGACAAAGAACAATGATAAAAGATTTCACTAACCCACACGAATGGATGAAGCCCTCAAGGGTTGAGGACTACCCACAATGGACGGACAACAAGATGTACCGGATCGTAAGAGTTCAAGGCTTATACACCGTGCAGGCTTTTAAAGAGCCATCATGGATTGTTATAGTTGACTATAGAACTCAGAAAGATAACATATTCCAAACACTGCAAGAGGCAGAGAACCTTATTGCTAGGTTAAAGCAACCATCACAAATTTATTATTACGACATATGAAAACAAAACCATTTAATTTAGAAGAAGCTCTAGCCGGAGCTAGAGTAGTAACCCGTGACGGGAATGAGGTTACTCAATTGTACAAGTTTGACGCAGATGAAGATCACTGTTTAATGGGTGTTTCAAGCGGAAGGATATTTTCTTGGACTACCGATGGGGAGTATTTGGATACAGGCAAACAATATGAAAAAGACTTGTTTATTGCTGTTGAACCACAGATAATTTACGCTAATGTTTTTGAAGGGAAGAACGGATTGTTTGTAGCTCCTCAATACTTTAAAGACAAGAAGACCGCTGTCATAAACAAAAACAATTTCGAAGGCGTATATTCAAAATACATTAAGACCATTCAAATAACAGACGAACCATGAGCACATTGAAATTTGTATTGGACTACCTATTTGTATTTGTAGTACTTGGATTGGGTACATTTGTACACAAGGTAAATCATCCATCGCATTATACCGCTGGTAAAGTAGAGTGCATCGATGCAATAGAATCAGCCACTGTAAAGAAGACCGGCATTGAAGCTGTGTGTGTAGCCAACGTAATCAAATACCTGTGGAGGTATGAGGATAAGGGAGGTATCATTGACATAGAGAAAGCAGAGTGGTATATAAAGAGACTGAAAGACCACATGATTTTGACCAAATGAAACACGAGACCACAGCACAGGTAATATTCCGCAAGTACAGCGAATTCAGCAAGGAAGATTTCTTGGATTGGCTTTTATCCTCTCGTAAAGAACTGCTTGATTCCAATAAGTTTGAAATAAAAAGAGCTCATGCATCTGGTGCCGTCAACAAAATGTCCCACGATGAGTACTACGAGAAGTACTACGATGATTTCATTGATAACATATTGATTATGAAAGCGTGGATACATGATCGTTGGTACAGAAGATTGTATTACAAGGGTGAAATGATTGGAAATTTTATTAGCTTTGATGAAGCGATGGAGTACGCCAAGATAAATTATGACCGAGCAACAGATACAATCAAAAAGAATTAAGCAGTTAGAAGAGAAAGGTTACTATGTATTAAAGTTAATGAAGACCAACAAGAATGGTATCCCAGATCTCCTTGCCATACCGCCCTTCTCCAGAGTTCTTTTCAGCGAAGTTAAGACTGTTACCGGTAGACTCTCTAAACTACAGGACTACCGCATCAATGAACTCAAGTCAAAGGGATTTAGAGTTGAAGTATTCAGAGGTATATTAAAACAAGAAGAGATGGACCCTCAAAGAAAGAAAGAACTAGATAGAGCCGAAAGGATTTTGTTCAGCATTGAGGAGTGCCAAGAATTGTTGGCTAACTTATACGAGAACTTAACAGACAGGGAGTACCCACTTGCTACCCACGATGCACAGACCTTAATAGTTGAAATTAAAAATATAATCAAATCCATAGAAGAAGATGATTTCTGATGAAGAAGTAAAGAAGCGCAAACAAAAAGCAATTGAAACATTTATAGCCACATTTGGTGGTACATACCAGCCACAGATTAAAGGCGACATAGACTACAAGTTGTTTAGAGATGGCGAGTTGATTGCTTACGTGGAAGTAACGCCACGATACAAGACCATAGCCACGGCTTACCCATTGCTACTGCCAACAGCCAGAGCTTTGAAGCTGGCAGATAAAAGACTCAATCCGGTAGTGATGTGGGCCTGCGATGATGGTGTAATCTACGCCAAGTTAAAAGACCTTACGGGTGAAATTAAATGGGGGAGTCTCCTCCCCCATCTTGATTTTGCTGAACACGGAGAACTGATGTGTTATTACGCAAAACAAAAGCACTTCAAATATATAAAATATAATTGAGTTAACGGCTCTCTCCGAATGGTGCAGAGCCAAATTCACCTCTCTTTTTTCGTGAGCCCCTCTCTCTTTTCTTAGGGATGTAGTTGTAATACTCGTCTTTTATTCTTTGCTCAAGGATTCTCTTTTCCTTTTCAAGCTTCCTCTGGGCATCAGCTGCCGTACCCTCACCATAGTATTGCTCATACACTT